GGGTAGCAAAACAATCTGGAGAATAGTACCAACAGAAAGTAATGGTATACCATCCAATTTTGAAAATAGTATATTCAATGCTTCTAGAAATATATCAGATTACCTCTCCTCTGCCAATTTCCCAACTACTGATTTAACTGCCTTCAATGATGATTATAGATTGATGGAATATGTCAATCGGTGGTCTGGTATACCATCATTCTTGGACGGAAGCCCAAACAATGGATTTGGTTGGGTCAATTTGATTGGTGGGCTTACTGGTGCCAGAAGCCTTAGAACCATTGACACGGATGGTACTTTGACACTTGCAACGATTAACTTCGATTCAAGTGGTGGAATAACTGGTATCAGAAACAACTTTGCCTATGGTATAGTCCAACTTGGCGATTTCCGCGGACAATCGACCACGGAAACATCCGAAAATGTAAACTACGAAGGTTCATTCATCTTCGATAAGAATCCAGGAACATCGGAGTTTGCATCATCGGTTGGCGGAAGCAATGACGAGATCAGCATCGCTGTCGTGGATGTCGAAGGAAAGTTCGGTCCAAGAGGGGCAGTCCTTGAGAAGTTCGAACTACTATCAAAGGCAGTTGATGCAAAGAATCTGAACAATGAGTCGATATACTACAAGGACTACATTAACAACAACTCAAGGTATATCTACTGCACAAAGGCATTTGGATTTACTGGTGGCGGCAATGCAGATTCTACTGCAACCACTGCATTCGGAGACATCTACACTGGATACGTCATCGGTGGCATAACCTACAATAGGACTGGATTCTACGATTCAATCCTTGAGTATGGTGAATCCAGCGTTTCTGCTGCAACTGAGTCCGAACTTATCGAAGGTTATTCGATCTTTGCGGACGATGACAATGCAGTTGATGTTTTGTTCCTTCCAGAATCAAGCCTGACCAATGATGCCGACAGCAATACAACTCTGATAGAGCAGTCGATCTATGATGCAGTCATTGAACCAAGGAAGGACACATTGTTTGTCGTCCCAACTCCATCTCCATCATCATCAACGCAGCACACTGCCACTTCTGCGTCTAAGACGATAAACTTCAGAAAGAACAACCTCATCCTCCCAAGCAACTCGTACACAGTGCTTGTTGCGGGGCGCAAGTTGTTCTTCGATACCTTCAACAATCAGATACGGAAGATGTCTCTTTCATCCGATGTCGCTGGCATTCTCTGCGCTCAGGAGATTCCTTGGGAGTCTCCAGCAGGATTCACCAGAGGCATATTGAAGAACGTGATTCGTCTTGAAACTAAGTTCACCAAGGTTGATCGCGACGAACTCTACAAGAATCAGATCAACTTCTTCACGGAGTTCAACGATGGAACGGGAACCGTGCTGTTCGGTGACAAAACCCTTCTCGTAAAGCCAAGTGCATTCGACCGCATCAACGTGCGTAGAGTGTTCATTGCCCTTGAGAAGGCTATTGCCAAGGCAGCGAAGTACTCGTTGTTCGAGTTCAACGACGAGTTCACCCGCGCTCAGTTCCGCGATCTCATCACACCATATCTAAGAAGCGTGGTCGCGCAGCGCGGCATTTCTGACTTCAAGATCGTGTGTGACGAGTCCAACAACACAGCAGAAGTGATCGACAGGAATCAGTTCGTCGCAGACATCTACATTAAGCCATTGAAGTCCATCAACTTCATCCAGTTGAACTTCATTGCGGCAAGAAGTGATTTCAATCTAACGGTAATCGAATAAATAGAGATAACAGGGAGAATCTAGAATGAACATCAACAACTTTGCTCGCAAGATGGTCGGTGCTGGTGTCAAGCCGTCGCTCTTCGAAGTTGACGGTAGAATCGGTCCACAGGGCAGCAATGACAAGGTTCCATTCCTTGTCAAGTCAGCATCCCTTCCAGGTCAGGCTCTTGGAGTCATCGAAGTGCCATATCGCGGCAGACGAATCAAGTTGCCAGGAGATCGTCAGTTTGCAGACTGGTCGATCACGATCATCAATGACTCTGCATTCGACCTGCGAAACAGGTTTGAGAGATGGCTCGACTCGTTGCAGGGAATGGAAAGCAACACCGCAGTCGCATCTTTCGATGCATTCGCAGGAACGGCATTTGCCGACTGGACAGTCAATCAGTTGGATAGGAACGGCAAGCCCATCAAGGCATACAAGTTGATCGGTTGCTTCCCAACCGACATCTCGCCAATCGAACTTTCATATGAAGCAACGGATCAGATCGAAGAGTTCAGCGTGACTCTTGCCTACTCCTACTTCATTCCATACGATGGTCTTGTGACTCCAGTGAGCAATCAGGTTGGTCTTGCTCCGCTCACACAGGGTGCAAGTCAGAGTGTTGTATCTGTCCCACCGACAGCAATCGGTACGCCTGGTGTTGGCTAATAACAAAACGGAGTGATGAATGGCATTTGAACTTTTTGGTTATACTCTCAGTCGCTCTGGCGGCAAAGCAGCCCCTACGGAGAATCAGCAGGAGTTGTCGGCAAACGCATCGTTTGCTCCTCCTCAGTTCGATGATGGGGCTTTGCCTATTTCATCGGGTGTGTATTTCAGTTCATACATGGATTTCGATGGTGGCATAAAGGCTACCAGCGACATGATCCGCAAGTATCGCGAGATGGCACTCTACCCAGAGGTGGAGATGGCAATCGATGATATCTGCAATGAATCCATCGTGTATGAGGACAACAAGAATCCCGTTGAGATTCAGATCGATCAGAAGACCATCTCGCCAAAGATTCGGGAGAAGATCGAAGTCGAGTTCTCCGAGATACTGAGACTTCTCAAGTTTCAGGATCGCGGATACGAGATGTTCCGAAAGTGGTACATCGACGGTAGGCTGTACTTCCACAAGATCGTTGACAAGGAAAACCCCAAGAAGGGGCTTGTCGAGATTCGTCCCATAGAGGCTACCCACATCCGCAAGGTGCGGAACGTAGTCAAGAAGAAGGACAAGAAGACGGATGCCGATCTAGTCTCACGGGTGGACGAGTTCTTCATCTACAACGAGCGAGAGGAAACATCCTCAACTACTGCTGCCTTCTCGGTCGCTGGACCTATGAAGGGTGTGAGGATAGCCCCAGATTCAATCTGCTATGTCCACAGCGGGTTGTTTGACTCAGGAAAGAAGCGAGTCCTCTCATACATCCACAAGGCTCTCAAGCCGCTCAATCAACTCAAGATGATTGAGGATGCAGTGGTCATCTATCGTCTCTCGCGCGCACCTGAACGCAGGGTGTTCTACATCGACGTTGGAAGCCTACCGAAGCAGAAGGCAGAGCAGTATCTCAAGGAGATCATGAACCGCTACCGTAATAAGTTGGTCTATGATGCCTCCACGGGAGAACTCAAGGATGAGAGAAGGCACATGACCATGCTTGAGGACTTCTGGATGCCTCGCCGCGAAGGTGGCAAGGGAACCGAAGTCACTACATTGCCAGGTGGACAGAACCTTGGGCAGATGGACGATGTCCTCTACTTCCAGAAGAAACTATACAAGTCTCTCAATGTCCCGACTTCCCGTCTTGAAACCGATCAGAACGGATTCAACATGGGAAGACAGGCAGAGATCACCCGCGACGAACTCAAGTTTTTCCGTTTCATCGAACGCCTTCGCAAGAAGTTCTCCGAACTCTTCATGGAACTGCTCAAGACTCAGTTGATCCTCAAGGGTGTCATCACCAAGGACGATTGGGAATATCTTCAGCAGAGCATAAGGTTCAACTACCGCAAGGATTCGTACTTCACCGAAGCCAAGGAGAACGAGATCCTGACCAACAGGTTGAACCTTGTGAACTCGGCAGATCCATACCTCGGCAAGTACTTCTCCAAGAGATTCATTCAGAAGAGTATTCTTCGAATGTCGGACGATGAGATTGCCGATGTAGGAAACGAGATCGAAGGTGAGAAGCAGACTGATCCCGATGGAGTCCTGCCCACGCAGATAAGCACACAGGTGACTACGCAGCAGATGACAGGTGATGTACAGATGCAGCAGCAGATGCAACAGGCACAGATGCAAGCACAGATGGCTCCACCGCCCAAGGAAAAGTCTAGCAAGAAGAAAGAATAAATATCCACATTGGAGAAACAAATGAGCAAAACGAACGAACTTATCAGGGCAATCGTTGACGAAGACTTCGTCTCTGCCAAGGAAATAGCAAACAACCTGTTCTTCACAGCCGTCTCTGACGAACTCGACAGCCTCAAGCAAGAGGTGGCAGCAGAACTCTTCAATGATGTTTCTGAGCAAGTTGCCAAGGCAGACTTCGACAAGGATGGCAAGCGCGAGACTCCAAAGGCTGAAGTCCTCGGCTCACGCATAAATGCTGCCGTCAAGTCGGGAAACCTGACCCCCGCACAGGCTGCCAAGACCAAGAACAAGGGAATGTTCCGCTAAGGAGAAAACCATGCTGCTGATCACAGAACACAAGGAAGACAATATTCAAACCCTAGTCGAGGATGCTGGCAGCGGCAAGAAGAACTACTTCATCCGTGGTATCTTCATGGAATCGGAGCAGATCAACAAGAACGGAAGAATCTATCCATCTGCCATCATGGAGCGCGAGGTGGAGAAGTACAACGAGACTTATGTAAAGGGAAACCGTTCTCTCGGAGAACTCGGGCATCCCCAAGGACCATCGCTGAACCTTGATCGCGTTTCGCACATCATCAAGGAAATGAAGATGGACGGAACTGTGGTCTATGGAAAGGCAAAGATCCTAGACACACCATACGGAAACATCGTGAAGAACCTCATTGACGAAGGAGTTCGCCTCGGCGTTTCCTCGCGCGGCATGGGTTCGCTAAAGCAAGTGAATGGAGTCAATGAAGTTCAAGACGACTTCAGCCTTGCCACCGTTGACATAGTTGCAGATCCCTCAGCCCCAAATGCCTTCGTAAACGGCATCATGGAAGGCAAGGAATGGGTATGGAACAACGGCATTCTTCAGGAGAAGCACATCGCTTCCTACAAGAATGTAATAAAGAAGGCAAGTTCTCGTCAGTTGGACGAGGCAAAATTAGAAGTCTTCAAGGACTTCATTTCCAAACTTTAAGTTTTATACATATGGGAAGATAAAGGAGATTTCTCATGCCACAGCCAGAAGAATTTTTCGAAGAAGAAGAAATCCTTGAAGATGAAGCAAGCATCAACGAGGAAGAAGTTGATGAAGATGAATTCGTTGACGAGGAAGACGAACTAGACTTCGAGGATGAATCCGACGAAGAGGAACTCTCCGAAGAGGAAGAGGAACTCATTGACGAGGATGAGGAACTTGAGGACGATGAGGATGTCAGCGAGGAGTACGAAGTAGCATTCGATGACGAGACTTACGATCAAGATGCCGAAGGTGGCAAGACCAAGATCGTCCGTCCAACGGATGACAAGTCTGGCACCAACAAGGCAACGATTGCCTCAAAGGTTCCTTTCCGTGGCAAGGCAAAGATTCCCGACAAGACCGACTTCACCATGAGCGAGCATGTTGCCGCCATGTTCGATGGAGAAGACTTGTCCGAGGAGTTCAAGACCAAGGCAATCGCCGTCTTCGAAGCAGCCATCAACGAGCGTTACGATGCAATCGTCTCGCGCCTTGAGGAAGCCTACGAGCAGACCATTCAGGAGAACACCGAGAAGATCGTTGACGAACTATCAGGTCGAATCAACGACTACATCTCCTACATTGCCGAGGAATGGCTCAACGAGAACCGCCTTGTTGCCGAGAGCGGCATCAAGACCGAGATCGCTGAGAACTTCCTTGAGGGAATCAAGGCAGTCTTCGAACAGAACTATGTTCAGATTCCAGAGGAAAAGATCGATCTCGTCTCCGACATGGAAGAGGAGAACGAGGAACTCAAGGATGAGATCAACGAGCGCGTTGCAGAGAACATGGAACTCCGCAAGGAAATCCTAGCACTCCGTTGCGACGACATCTTTGAATCACACTGCGATGGTCTTGCAGACACTCAGGTCGAGAAACTCCGCACTCTTGCAGAGGGCATGGAGTTCGACTCAGAGGAAATGTTTGAGGAGAAACTCTCAGTCCTCAAGGAATCATATTTCGGAAATGCGCGCAAGGTCCGCAAGCCAGCACCAATGACCGAGAACCTCATCGAAGAGGTTGTCCTCGACTCAGGTGATGAGGAGCAGGAACTCGCAGAAGAAGCAGCACCAGTAAACTCAATCATGCAGCACTACACAACTGCATTGTCACGCAAAGGTCTAAAGAGCAGGTAATACCTGTTAACATCAAGGAGAAATAGAAATGGGTACTTTCACACTAGTCGAACAACTTGAGCGCAAGTGGCAGCCAGTCATGGAGCATGACAGCCTCTCGCCCATCAAGGATAACTACCGCCGTGCAGTCACGGCAATCCTCTTGGAGAACCAGGAACAAGCACTTCGCGAAGATTCTTCGGTTGCCAACAGCCTCTCGGTAACGGGCAATGCACTTTCATACAATGCCGCATCTGGTCTTGCAGGATATGATCCTATCCTCATCTCGCTTGTCCGTCGCGCAATGCCAAACCTAATGGCATACGATGTTGCCTCGGTTCAGCCAATGACCTCGCCCACCGGTTTGATCTTCGCAATGAAGTCAACCTACACAAACCGCGCTGGTCCAGAAGCATTGTTCAAGGAAGCATACACTCAATTCGCTGGTATTACACAGGGTGCTGGAGCAACTGGCGTTACTCCAGAATTCAGCCTGTTCGGAGATCCTCTATACGGAATTGCTTCTGTTTCATCTGTAACCGCCACTGGTGGTTGGGCGCCATTCGGAGGCATGAGCCGCGAAGCAGGTGAAGGTGCTGGTGAACTAGGAACTGCTGGTGATTTCGGTACAATGGCATTCACGATTGATCGTGCTGCTGTCACCGCAAGAACTCGCGCTCTCAAGGCAGAGTATACCATCGAACTTGCTCAGGATCTCAAGGCAATCCACGGATTGGATGCAGAGACTGAACTTTCGAACATCCTCAGCACGGAAATCCTTGCTGAAATCAACCGCGAAGTCGTTCGTTCGATCTATGCTACCGCTAAACTCGGCGCACAGCACAGCGATCTTTTCTACAAGGGAAGCACTTACGACTTTGGTGGTACTGCTTTTGCCGCTCCAGGTGGTGTCTACGATCTCATCCGCGACTCAGACGGTCGTTGGTCGGCTGAGAAGTTCCGTGGACTCATGTTCCAGATTGAACGTGAAGCCAACGTGATTGCTAAGGATACCCGTCGCGGAAAGGGCAACTTCCTCATCTGCTCGGCAGACGTTGCTTCTGCCCTTGCAATGGGTGGCTTCCTCAACATCAGCCCTGCACTCAATGTCAACCTCGACGTTGATGACACTGGCAACACCTTCGTCGGTGTTCTCAATGGCAAGATGAAGGTCTATGTTGATC